CCGCCACCCCCAGTCTTTGCTGTATTATTATATATGTGTTCACTATAATCTAACACATTAGGATACTTCACTTTCATTTGATTTAGTATGTGGCCAAATACAAATGAGTCATGCCATTCTTCTAATGTAAAAATTCCATTGTCAGCATCTTCATAGTAACGTTCAAACTCTTCTAGAAATTGTTTGCACATTCTATCTTTTACATTTAATCCATAAAATCCACACTCAGGCCAAGTTTGTGATCCTATACCTCTACCTACATAAGTTATCCATTTGTCTCGCGGCAGTAAATTTTTAATTTGATCATAACTCCAATTATTATGTACAAATGTATCTGCATCAATCCATACTAACCAATTAATACCTTGGTCTAGAGCTTCTTGAAATACAGTATAAACTTTATTAGCAAATCTAACAGCGTGCCATTTAAACTCTTTATGATGATCGCTTTTGCGTCTTTCAGGCCAAGGACACTTGCCGTTTGCTTTTGGAATATCTTTCCAACGTTCTTTAAACGCCATTAGCTTTGGAATTTCTTTTTGATCCCTAATAATAATTTGTAAAGGATCTGGATTATCAGGACAACAATCTTCTGCATATACAACTAAATGTATATTTTTATCAACACGTTCTGCAAAGCTATCAATAAAACGTTGTCCGTATTCCACCATACCTGGTTTATGAAATGTAGTTACAAATTTAATTTCTGACATTTACCATTTCCAAGGCAACATACTAAGGCCTATTAAGTTTAATACAAATTCTGCTACAACAACAAATACTAAACCACCACCTATTTGCCATGCCCACCATTTCCATCCTGTAAGGCTACGTGACCATTGTGCAAGTTTACTGTTATGTGCTTTATCATATGCACCAGTTTTATTACCAATTTTTTCTGCCCAGTAATTACCATCTAATATATTCTTTAACATTATAAATGGCCACATTATAATTTTTAATATTTTCATTTACCCGCCTCCTTGTTCCATTGCTCTGTGCCAGTAACGTTTTATAATTTCTTCACAATCTTCATCAGTGTAGTGGTCAGGTATTGCTTTGCCCTTGACCATCCACCATATTCTGTTTGCAAGGTCGCGATCGCATATCGCTGGCATTTACAAATACTTTCGCATATGGGACCATGCTTCTCCTGATTGTAAGTCTACAAAACTCCAATGACATTGTGCTATATTTCTAATCCATTGTTCACGTTCTTTTTTCTTTAAATCATTTATGTCTGATAAATTAGTATGGCATACCTCAGCTACCTGACTTGAGCTAGGATCTTCAACTATTACTGGTACTCCTTCTATTACACTAGCTACTGCTGGACTACTATTGTAAACTATTGTACACATAGTTTTTGCTAAATCATGTTCTATGTGTGGTTGAAAACTTATACGCACATTAGGACCATGAATATTTTTTGTATACTGTGGTGCTTTTTTATCACCTGGGTGTGGTCTAACTACAATAGGTCTATCAGAGAATGTTCTAATTTCTGCTATTTTTTGATTAGCCCATTGAACAACATCTTTACCTTTCATTGACCAACCACCATTGCGTTGCAAACATAATAAAATATTTTCTCGTTCGTATAATGTCCATGGTTGTAAACGAACGTGTAAATCTCTTTGTATCTTTTTCCATTGTGTGTCGTCTGAATTTTTATTACAGTAATTGCCAGTATCATTAAACACACCATTAATACTATATCGTAAATAATGATGTGGTTCGTTAGTTACTGCTTTATACAAAAATAAATTACTGTCTGCTGTTATAAATGCTTTATTTTTTTTGTTCTCTGCAATACCTCGTCTAAGTTGAATGTGTGGTACATGAGCACTACCTTCATGTATAAAGCCTTGCATAACTGCAACATCACAATCTAATAAATTAAAGCCATCATAAACAAGTCCTGTGTCACCAGCTTTTCTAACACCTTCAACATAGTTACGTATAATTTGTTCTTTATGATTATGCTTTAAAGGTCTAGTTCTAGTTCCAGGTGGAATGACTTTAGTATATCCGACTACTCTCATTTTACTATACTCCAAGCATGACCATTTAACATTTCGTCATATGTAAATTGATTATTAGCTAGGTAACGACAAAGCCATGTAAGTTGTTTACGTCCAGGATGTGTTGTAAATTCAAGTCTATCTATTCTTGTTCCACAGATGTCTTGGGCACAATTTGGTCCTAACACTATAGAAGGCTTACCATAAACCATTGCTTCTAAAGCCGCAATACTATTAAATGTTACTAAACAATGTATGTCGTCAGCTAATGCTTGTTCCATAGTTTGTGTAGAAACCCTAGCTTCTCTACTAGGTTTTCTTCTAAGTTCGATTGGCCGTTGTGTATGTTGTCTTAGTTTTAAAATAGTTGCTTCAATCCATTCGTCTAAGTTTAGTTCAAAGTATTTCATAACTTTTTCACTAGGTGGTACTAAAAGAACTTTCTTACCTGGCGTCACATCTTTAAATTGTATACCAAGCCTTTTCCATCTTTCACCACTATAATGCTGTGGTGCTTTTATTAATAAGTTAGCATCAAGTTTTCGTTGTGCAAGGTCATCATCGTCTCTTGGATCTTTTCCTTTATCTTCAATTCTATCCCTTGCAGGCATATGAAGATTTTGTAAAGCATTTTTTACAATTCTATGATATGTTTTTTTACCATTTGGATTCATAGGACTAGGATTATTTCCTAAATATCCTGTATCCATAAAATAAAAATCTCTTTTTTCTTCAATACATCTTTTAATAATTTTAGTTTTGCCTAACCCTCTTACTAGTATTGGTGTTTTGTCATTCCAGTCTAAATCATCAGCCCTAATATATTTTCCATTTGATCCTAATGCCATAGCCATAACAAAAGAATCAACTAACCCAAATGGTGCTTTTTCTTTTTTCTCTACTTTTTTAATTCCACTATCAACACAAATTAGTTGGGGAGATTTAACATTTTCAAATGCTTCAGTCACAGCATTAACGGCATCTTTAGCTTTACCTGTTGCTACTGCGGCAAGTATATGATTAACTAAATCTTTTAAATCTGGTTTCAAGTTTCTGGGGTCCCATTCCATTTTAGTCGAACCCTCCTCCCTTCATCATTTCTAGTAATGCAGTTTTCCATTCTTTATTATATTCACACTCACGATAATTTTTAAACCAAGGTCCACCTTCTGTATAATGTAATGCTTTAGGTTTACCATCTTTTGGTTCTCTATACCAGCCCACTAACCAGTTCCACTCATGTGGAAGTGATCCTATTTCTTCATCTTCTAACCAAGCAAATCTATGTAAATATTTTCCTGTTGTATCTTCAGCATTAATTACATCAACTGTTAAGTTTTGATTACTTGGATGTCCGCAGTTCCATAATACTACTGAACTCCAGTTTTTTCTTGGGTATTGTAATTGTTGACGCCCATCCATTTTTAATCCTACTTGTGGATTATGAACGTGTTTAACACACATTACAGCATACTTGTCATTAACAAGTTGAAATAAATTAGAAACATTTTCTAGAAATACAATATCACTATCACAAAATAATGCCCAACCTTTATAATTCATTAATGCTGGTATTAAAAATCTTGTAAATGTAAATTCAGTTGAACCTAGTTTATCAACATCACGCCAGTAAAGATTTCTTTTACGTAAGTCATCTTGAATTAATGGTTTAATTTCCACAGTATCTATGCCAATATTATGCCTTAGTATGCTATGTTCACATACTTGAAAAGAAATATCCTCTCTTGTGTCATATCCTACAAATACTTTCAATCTCATTCTTATTCTTTCCGGAACCAGACGGCAACCTGGTCAATAGTATGTATCTTTATTGAGTTTCCTAGAGCATCATGAAAGGCTTTTTTACTTCCTTGCCAACTATTATAGTCGTCTAATACACATATTCCTCCTGGCGTTACCATTGGCCATAAATGAGTTAACTCGGATAATGTACTTTCATACCAGTCAGTATCTAGTCGAAGTAATGCAATTTGTTGAGGAATATTTTTTGGATTTTTAAGTGTTTCGCGTATGTCACCTACAACGTAATGTGTTTGTCTTTGTGGAATAAACGGGTTTATATTGTTTACAACTTCTTGTAATTCTGCTCTACACCAGTTATCATAACCTGCTTTTGCTTTTCCACTTTCATGAGCATATCCTTTTGAACCATCTGGATTAAGTTTGTAATCATCTATTGTTGGCGGTGTCATTCCTTGGAACGTATCAAATAACCAAAAGTCTCTATCTGTTGTTTTATTTGCTAACCAGGCACTAATTATTTGTCCACCACGCCATACTCCACATTCTACTATGTCACCTTTAATATTATTTTTATCTAGTTCTTTAACAGTATTAAATGTATGTAAAAGTCTTTTTCCACTTGTCATGGTATATGGTTTACAAACACCAACCATATACCATTCGTCATCAGTTAAGTGTGAATGATCAATATCTTTTTCTAACTTTCGTTCCCAGGCTAGTTCTTTTTTTGTTTTCATTCTAGTACCTTAAGTTTTAGTCGTTCAATGTCTTCTTCTATACACTGGTCACCGTACTGTACTTCTAATATATGACAAGGTTCTTTTGTATTATTGCCCCCTTGATGCCATTGTCCTTTATGAATCGTAATTGTTTGATGTTCGTTATATTGTCCTAGTTGTTCAAAATCAGATGAAACATTTATTGTATTAAGTGTACATTTTCCTTTAAGAATATACCAATGTTCAGCTCTATGTTCATGGCGTTGCATACTTAAATGTTTACCAGGTTTTATTACTAATTCTTTAACTTTATAGCCAGGCTTCTCATCTAGTACTCTATACCAACCCCAGTTTCGTATTGTTTTTGGATTTTTCCATTCATCTAATATCCAACTACTAGAATTTTGTTTAGTATTACCTCCAACACCAAATATGAATTCTACATTAGGATTGTTGCCCCATTGTTCCATTTCTGGAATATTTTCTTTAGTTCTATCACCCCCGTTTGCAAAAATAATTTTGTCTGCACCTATGGCAAATGCTTTAAAAATTGCGCCTCCTGAGTCGTCAACTTTATGATCGTTAACAACATCAATAACTTTATCTACCATTTTAAGATTTTTAATTATTTCACAGCGTTCTTTCATAGGCATAAACGCTCTACCTTTTTTACGTATTAGCCATGCGTCAGAATTAACACCAACCCATAGTTGGGCACCTTTTATTTTAGCCGCCTTGAAATAGGCTATATGGCCAGAGTGAAGTGGATCGAATCCACCTGTTACTAATACAATTGTCATTACAACTGTATTTAATAATTAACGTAATGTAGTTTGTATGTAACTGAGTACCGTTTCAGGGTCTGAAACAGTATAAGGGTCGGTGTCAGCACCGTCATGATTAAATCCAGGTTCAATAAATGCTTGATCAACTATGCCGTTAATTACATATATTGCATAGCGCCAAGAACGGTTGGCAAACCCAACATGACGTTTTCTTACAAGCATACCCATCGCTTGTGTAAAATCACCATTACCATCAGCAAGTAATTTTACATTTTTAATTTGTATATCTTCAGCCCAGGCATTCATTACAAAGCCGTCGTTAACTGAAACACAATATACTTCGTTAATACCTAAACCTTTAAATCTATCGTATGCTTCGTCATACGCAGGTAATTGTTTTTCTGAACAAGTAGGAGTAAATGCTCCTGGTAAACTAAACAATACAATTCTTTGATCTTTGAATAAAGATTGTGAATCAATAAGATCAAAGTCACCGCGAATTCCGTTTCTATTAACAAATCGAGCTGACGGAATACGATCGAATCTTTCTATTTTTTGTATTGATCCAGGAAGAGCAGGATGTCCTGTCCGTTCATATTTTTCTTTATATGCTTTTGCATATTCGTCCGGTGTTGGCGGTCGTTCTGCTGTTTTCTCAACATGGTCAGTTCCACGATGAGTTCCACCATATTGTTTACCAATGTCTGTATCTGTTAGTTTCATTTAGTTCCTAAAGTCTAGCATCTTCCATTCCGGCTACACGAAGCTTTACAATATTAGTTAGTTGCCATTGCTTTTGATCGAGTGCCTTTGTGACTCCTAACCATTTGTTCCGCATTAATGCAAATTCATTTATAATTTTTTCATAATCAACAACATCTGCTTCGCCATCAACATATTTTTCTACATCACGACTGCTTAATGCTCGTTGATAATTTTCCAAATATTTTCTAAAAAATGTACTTCGTAGTCTTCGTAATTCGATATTTAAGTATTCTAGTATTGCCTCTAGTTCTTGAAGCTGATTAAATCGATGTTCAACTATCCCCGGCATCTCTGCCGCAGACCTTTCTACATTTCCTCTAATCCTAACCTCGGCTTTTGCTTCGTCTAATTCATGTTCAAAATAACCAATTGCCGCGGGTATTTTGCTAACGTCTTTAGCAATATCAGAATACCATCCCATTAATAATCCTCTTCTTCAACCCAATCATCTTCTTCCATTTCTTCATCTAAGTAATAAGTTATTGCCTTATCTAGTTCATTATCCATGCCTAATGCATCTCTAAATGCTTCATCTGGTGTGCCATAGTCTGCACATAAATCAACAAAACGTTCTGCAACTGTTTCAATATGTTTTTTGTCTATGTATTCTTTGAAGCAAGTCCAGATTTCGCTAATCTGTGATCCACTTTCCATATGTTGTTTACTCCTCAGTATCGTCATCTCCAACAACATCTTTCTGTTCGAGGTTATCGAAGTCATGCATAATTATCTCTAACTTCTCACCACTCCAGTCTTTTCGATATTCTAGATGTTCTCTTTTTGAAGAATCAACGTATTTAAGTCGATTGCCTTGTTGTTTTAGTAGGCCTTTCTTTTCAAATAAGTCAACTAATCCTGAGTATGGATCCATGCCAGTTTCATATGGAATTTTAACTTGTACAGATTCAAAAGGTTTTGCGTAACGTGTTTTCATTACCTTACAAGCGGCTCTAATACCACGTACATCGGTAACCTTTTTACCGTCTTCATCTTCTTTTAATTTTAATTTTTTCATTGCTACAACAATTGAACTTGCGTAGATAAACCCTTGTCCACCACTAATTTTATCATCTGGGTTAAACATATCTTGTGATGCATAAGTGTGATTGGTTGCTACTAGTCCAACATTATGACTACCAAACATATTAACACAATTTCTTACAAGAGCTGTTAAGGCTTTAGGTTTACGACCCATATCACCTTTCATATCACCCTTTGTAAATTGATCAACGTCAGTAGGTGTTAGCAACATACCCAAACTATCCATTACAAATAATACTTTTGGGCGTTCTTCTTCTGGTGTTTCTCTGTAGTCTGCCATAAATGTTGATACTGTTTTTGCAACATCATCAACCATACTCATACTTAATTTGAGTAATTTCTTTTCGTCAGTATCTACACCTAATGCTTGTAGCCAATTTTCATCTAATGCATTTTCTGAATCTATTAGAATAACAAAGATATTTTGTTCTTGTGCCGCTTTTACAATGTTAGCTGAACAAAAATATGATTTACCTGAAGCTGGTTCGCCAGCAAAGACTGTTACTTTACCTAGAGGTACACCTTTATGGAAGTCACCACTAATAAGATAATTGAGTGCAAAGTTTCCTGTGCTGATCCAATCGGTTGGATCATGAAACCCAGAGCTCATACCTGTAATTGATTTTGTTAAGTTTTTACGAAACTTAGAAACGTCGAATACTTTATTTGTCATTAGATCTCCTTAATCCAAGTTAATAAGGGGGACCGAAGCCCCCCTTATGTGTTACTGTTTAGCCGTTCTGGCGATTGCGAATCATTGCAAGAATGTCTTCCGCTTTGCCGCCAGGTTTTGGTGCTTCTGCTGTTTCAGTAGTAACAGCTTCAGTAGTTGTTTTTGCAACTTCTGGAGTTGGTGTTACACTTGGTGTAGGAGTTACAGCTTTTACAGGATCTCCTGTACGAGCTGACATCCCGGCTGGACGATAATAACTTCCGAATTTGTCCATGTCGTAAGCCTCACCATCAACAGATTTTCCAAACATCTCTTTGATAGCTTCAACTTCTACGTCGCCAGGTTTCTTAGGTAAGTAGTCGCTTAGAGTAAACAATCCATTATCTTCGATTGCTTTATACTCATCTTCATTTAATGGTCGATCTTTACGTGACCATGTTGAAGTTGAATAGTCTGCATAGCCACCTTTAGAAGTTTTGGAAATTCTAAAGTCTACACCTGCGGTATAGTCTGTTGGCAATTCATTCATGTCAGGATCCATTAATGCACCCTTTATGATTTGAAAAATTTGCGGACCAATAATAAACCTACGAACTGGGTTTTCTGGTGTTGTGTCCTCCTTAAGAGGATTGTCAGTTACAAAACCTTGAAATACATAAGAACGTTTTTTCCAATACTTACGTCCCATGTCTTCCAAATTTTTATCCTTGAACCAACCACGTACTTCACTCAATACAGGACAAGTTTCGCCATACATTTCCATACATGGAACTTGTACTTGTATAGGTCGTGAATCGGATTCATTCTTAACGCCTGCAAAAGGAAGTTTGATCATCAAACGTTCCTGCCAGAAGAAAGTGTTGTTTTCATCTCCGTCTGGTAAGAAACGAATCGTTGCCGATTCTCCTTCTTTTAAGTTCCAAAATGGGTAAATGGCGTTGTCACCGCCTGAACCGCCAGAAGAGCGATTCTCTTGTTCTTTGAGTTTTGCACGAATTTCTGCTAATGTAGCCATAATTTAAGCCTCCTTATATTTTAAGCCTTTTTCGCTTTGTGCCTTTAAGCAGTAGCACATATTACATATACTACTATCTTTTATTTAGTAAGTCAAGTTCTATGTTGCCGAAATAGTGGTTTTAAACGCCAGCTAATTGTTTTACACGTTCCATTTCACGATCTTGACCATGAAATAGTTTTTGTATCATGCTTTCAGCATATGGTAAACTTCTCTCACCAAATTCTTTTTCAACAGCCGTCATTACCGCTGTTTCGCCTTTTGGAAATCTATTAGTTGTGTAATCATAATAACTTTTGATTAGCTCTTCTAATTTTTCCGATGGTTTTTTATTATCTTTTTTACCTTCGTCGTCGCCTTTTTTCTTAAGCATTGTTTTAATTATTTTTGGATCATAATAGCCGTCTTTTGGATGCCCTAAAGGTCGTGCTTCTTTTGCCTCCATATCACCTACGTCAACTTGTGAATGTACATCTGGTGCGTGTGCTTTAATCCATTTCATTACAAGTGGTCTTACACAAATATCGGAATTTTTTTGTCCAACTTTACGGAACATTTCTTGTAATTTTGGATCGTCAATTATTCCTGCTAAACTTTCAATTGCGTTTGTACCATTAACACCTGCTGGAAAATGCTCTCGCATTAAACCATTAAGTCTTTCAACTGCTTGTGCTTTATCTTCATCTGAACCATCTGTTAATGCATTTTCTTGTTCACCAACAATATAAGAAAGAGCTTTTTCGTATTCTCCAATTGGATCAAATCCTGTTGGTTCTAATTCTTCATGTGATTTTTGATCTCTATCGGCCCACATAGCTTCAGCATCATCTTGCATATCTTTCAGTATCTCAGCCGCCTGGTCTTTAATTGGCCATGAGTTAAGTCCGTCCTCAAAATCATGAGAACTTAAACGAGCTTTATTAAATCCTTCATCTCTCATGTCACCTGTAACTGACTTAGGATCAACTTGTACTGTTCCACTTTCATGATCAACATGAGCTGTATAACGTAAGTCAGCCCAAGATTCTTCACCATCGTCGCCAACTACTTCCCACTCAATTGATCCCTCAAACTTATCTGGATCAAATCCTTCAAGAGTTTTTATTGATTCATTAGATTCACCAAATATCCATTGTATTACCTTATATCCACCAAAAATTACAGCCATAACAGCCGCGGCTGGTACCGCATATTGTTTGGCAATGTCGGCAATATTATCAAGTGTTGGTAAATTATCAAGGGCACCTGACGCCATATCTTTTAAGTCGTTAGCATTTGTAACTATTGTATTGCCTGCTTGAGCAACATTTTTTTGAATCATGTCTAAAGTATCATCTGCCTTATTTGCAAGGTCTCCGCCTTTTGCTACTAGATCGCCTGCCCCTTTTGCAACGTCAACTGTTCCCTTTGCAATATCCATTGTTGCTCCTGGGTTCATCGCCGCTGTACCTGCCACTGTAGCTTTGACTGGATTTTTAGCAGAAACTTTAGCTATTAGTTTTATTCCTTGCCATGCTTTCTTTGCCAAAGACAAGTTTCTTAGAGTAGTAATTCCCCACATTACTGCTGGTACCCACTCATTTACTTGAATATTGTTTATATTTTCTGGACCAATCTCCTCAACTTTTTTAGAATCAT